CGTATCATTCGTGACTTAGAATCTATGGGCTTTGTTAGGCGCGATGAAGTGCTTGGCAAAGGGAATCGTTATTGGATTTCGATACCCCTGACACAGTGTCACCCCTGTCCCAGTGTCACCCCACCCCTGACAGAGAGTCACCCCACCCCTGACACAGTGTCACCCAATACACCAAAGATACATCAATTAACCACCAAGTATATAAGAGCGGAGCTTCCAGATTGGATTCCGATTGATGCTTGGAATGGTTGGGTAGAGATGCGAATGATTCGCAAGAAGCCATTAACAGACAGAGCTTACAATCAAGCTATCAGCAAGCTGGACACATTAAGAGCTAAAGGCCAAAACATAACAGAGGTTCTAGATCGCAGCACAATGAATAGCTGGACAGACCTTTACGAAATTAAGGAGCAGAAAAATGGCACAACAAATCGGACAACTGGTAACCCTAGAAACGAAAACGGCTTTGCCGCAGCACTTCGATATGTCGCGGATGGACGACCTAATGAACCGTTCTGAGCTTACAGTATCAGAGTGCGATGAGCTAAGGTCGCTTGCCCTAGCGATGCCGATCGAGAACGTGCCAGTAGAAACACACGAGCTTGCCAAGCAACTGCAATTCATTGAAGCGACCCTGCCAAGCAAGAACACCGACGAGCAAAGAGGACAGATGCGGACAGCAGTCTATGCGCGGATTCTTGGAGGCTACACGAAGGAAGCCCTAAGCTACATGACTGAGCGCGTCTGTAAGGAGCTGGATTGGTTCCCAACACCTCGCCAGTGCTTAGAGATATTGGAAGGCTACACGCCACGAACGACGAAAAAGGACAAGGCGCTTCGCATCTGTTTGAATAACACAGAGGCAAGGTTCGAAGAATTTATTATGTCGCTTCGCTGCGGTGAGCCTGTTGAGCTAAGTGCCAAGCCAGAGCGTTGGTTGCGTATTGCTGAAGAACGCGGCTACCTTCGAAGGGTTGACGGGGAATTCACAGTCAGGTGAGCGCTGCTACCAACTTGATGTGCGATCTGATTCGCTATCAATCAGGAAAGATATCAATGGATGATATACGAAAGAACTGGGCTAAGGGACGATACAAAGGCGCACCCGAAGCCTGGGCAATCGCTGCCATCGCACACGCAAAACGACAAAAATCGTAATTGATTGAAAAAAGTGCTTTACAGAATAAATGCCACTTTTTATAAGGAGGCATCAGCAAGGGAATTATCCCGCCAACAAGGAGACTGATTATGAGCCAAAGCCTTACAGAATTAGCACAAGCCGCCATCGACGCGCTCAAAGCCTTTAACGCAGAGCGCGACCGCCAGCAACGCGCATGGGCGCAGTCACGCTTTGGACAAAACTTTCGTGGAAATGGCCCAGACATACATGAGCATCAGCACATCGAACTGCGCCAGGAAATGGTTCACTTCGATGAGCAGCCACTGGAAACTTTAGAGGAGCTGGTTTGGCTTAACGATATGGTGGAGGCATGACATCGACAATTCTTAAAGTGCTGGTCGCCTGTGAATATAGCGCAACAGTCAGGGACGCTTTCCGCGCTCTGGGCCATGATGCTTGGTCGTGTGATTTACTTCCGACAGATGGAGACCCTGCATATCACTTTGAAGGGGACGCACTTGCGTTAGCGCATAGGGGTGATTGGGATTTAATGATAGCCCATCCGCCTTGCACCTATATGACAAATGCTGGAGTGCATTGGCTTCATAAAGACCCAACGCGCTGGGCAAAACTAGATGAAGGTGCAGCCTTCTTCAAGGCTCTTTGGGATGCTCCAATCGAACGCATAGCCATAGAGAATCCAGTAATGCACAAATATGCCAAAGAGCGCATCGGTGGAATGCAGCAAACGCAAACCATTCAGCCGTATCAGTTTGGACATATGGAGCAAAAAGCTACTTGCCTATGGCTTAAAGGGCTGATGCCGCTTCGACCAACTACTGATCTAAAGGCAGAAACAAAAGCATTGCCAGATAACGAACGGCAACGCTTGCACTACTTACCGCCATCGGCTGACAGATGGAAACTACGTAGCACTACGTTTAAAGGAATTGCCGCAGCGATGGCAGACCAATGGGGTGGCTCAACAATTAATTTTGAGGATTAAAATACAATGATTTACGCAGATTTAATTCGCCAATGGGCAAAAGACCGCAACCTGATCGAAGGGAGCGATATTAAAAGTCAATTCGTAAAGCTTATTGAGGAAGCTGGAGAGCTGGCTAACTCTATCGCTAAAAAGAACGACATAGAGTTTGCGGATGCCATCGGAGACATGGTTGTCGTTCTAACTATCATGGCGGCACAGAACGGAATGATGATTGAGGATTGCATAGATGCAGCGTGGCAGCAAATTAGGGATCGCAAGGGTAAGATGGTTGACGGGATTTTCATCAAGGAAGCAGATAATGTTTGATGATGAATATGTGGAAGCGGAAGAAGTAATAGTGCTTGTTGATAGTCGTGGCATGACGCCAAGGCAGGCTAACATGATAGATATTGAAGCCATCGCTAATGCGTATGATTACACAGCCGAAGACGTTCTAGGCAAAAGCAAACTGAAGGCACTGGTAGCAGTAAGGCGTAAGTGCGTTGTCATGCTAAGGCGTAGAGGTTATTCCACAACAGAGATAGGTAGGATTATGCACCGCGATCACAGCACCATCTGCCATGCTTTGAGTGCTGCTAAACTTAAGGGTGAGTATAATGACCCCATCGAAGCTTAAGCTAGCCAGGATATATCTAGGTTACAGCCTAACGGACATGGCTGATGCACTTCGCCTATCACAGACAAGTGGCGCGACCACCATCCGCAAGATGGAATCTGGCAAGGTAAACATCACTGGGCCTATAATGGTGGCAGTCGATGCAATGCTAAAGGGATATGATCCATTCGAAGGAGAGAATGACGATGACGCACCTTAATGACCACCAAATAGGCGGAGACCATTACGCATCGAAGGCAGTACAGCCCTGGCAGGCAATGGGAGCATGGATGTCTAGAGAAGCGTTTGCTGGATTCTTACATGGGAATTGTATAAAGTATCTAGCACGATATAAAGATAAGAACGGTATCGAAGACCTGAAGAAGTGCCAGCACTATCTGTCAAAGCTTATTGATGTGGAAAGCAACGAAATCAGTGTAGTAGTTGACAGGCATCAATTTGAAGCTGGCAGGCAATCTGCTATAAATGGTGGGCAGATTAATAGTGCCTTCAGAGCGACAGCGCATAAAGATTGGCTAGCAGGCTATGACCAAGCGAAGGAGGAAACCAATGATTAAAAAACTATCATTATTTGCATTCATGGCGTTAGCTATATCAACGCCAGTTCAAGCCGCAGAAATCGATGAAATAGACGTCCAGATTTGTGAGATGCTTGGAGCCGCAGCAACTGCCGTTATGACTGCGCGACAGAATAACAGACCGCCAACTTATATTCGTGGAAAACTGAAGGACATTCTAGTTGAGAATGAGATGGTATACGTTCTGCCCATGATCGATATATACATCACGGAAGCGTATGAGCAGACTGCATACAGCACAGAAAAGATGAAGGATTGGGCAATCGCTAGCTTTCAATCTGACAAGGAAGCTGAGTGCCTTCGTCACTTCTTCAAGAAGGATGATGCATAAGCAATGGTTGATCCTGTCATCATTGGCAACGCAACACTGTATTCAGGAGACTGCCGCGACATTCTGCCGACGCTTGGTAAGGTTGATGCTGTTGTGACTGACCCGCCGTATGGGATTGGGGAAAGTGCAGCAAAGGCGAAGACGCGCACTAGCGGGTTAAAGGCACTGACCAAGGGCATGAAAGACCCACAATGTTACGTCAAAGACTACGGCGACGATGATTGGGACAAAGAGCCAATCCCTGCGGAACTGATGGATATGGTTCGCGCTGCGGGCCGCTGGAACATAATCTTTGGCGGAAATTACTATGCGCTTCCAGCAACCTCGTGCTGGCTTGTTTGGGATAAGTTAAACGGGGACACAGATTTTGCAGACTGCGAACTAGCATGGACTAACTTACGCAAGGCCGTGCGTCGCATAAATTTTCTTTGGAACGGTTGCATGAGGGCAAACGGGGAAACACGTGGCGACCATCCTACGCAAAAGCCCATAGGCGTTATGAAGTGGGCGATAGGGCATCTGCCAGAGCCATCCAGCACAATCCTAGACCCCTTCATGGGCAGCGGAACAACAGGCGCTGCAGCCGTTCAGATGGGAAAGAAGTTTATCGGCATAGAACGCGAACCTAAGTATTTCGACATAGCCTGTAAGCGCATTGAAGATGCACAAAAGCAGGGAGACCTTTTCATTTCATGATTGCTGGTGTATTGAACAAATACCAGACCTTTTATGGAAGCTGAGACAGATGGCGTTAACACCTAAACAAGAGCGATTCGCTCAAGAAGTTGCATCAGGCAAAAGCCAAGCAGAGGCTTACAGAACAGCCTTTAATGTTAAGCCGACTACTAAACCAGAGACAAGCCAAGCAAACGCTTGCAGGCTAATGGCAGATAGCAATGTTTCAACAAGGGTTGCTGAATTAAAGGCAGCAGTTGCTGAACGTGTCATGTGGACGATGGCAGACAGCCTTGATGTGCTGTCCACGATAGCCAAAGGATTGGACTCTGACGCAAAGCCAAGCGACAAAGTAAACGCTGTAAAAGCTATCAATGCAATGATTGGCCTTGACGCTCCGTCCAAGCTGAATCTCACGGGCAATCTGGTTACACACATCCAGCGCGAAGTGATTGATGACAACGCTGAAGATTAAAACCCCGCGATGGTTCAAGCCATTCCTAAAGCCAAGTCGCTATAAGGGCGCACATGGTGGTCGTGGATCGGGAAAGTCGCACGCTTTCGCTGAGGCCATGATTGAAGCGCACGTTATAGATCAGACGCGCCGTTCTGTCTGCGTGCGTGAAATACAGAAGTCCCTAAGCCAATCAGTCAAGCGCCTACTGGAGCTAAAGATTCAGCAGATGGGCGTGCAGTCCTACTTTGAAGTGCAAGAGACGCAGATTAAATCTGTGCATGGTGATGGCCTAATAATCTTCCAGGGGATGCAGAACCACACAAGCGATTCCATTAAGTCGCTCGAAGGCTATGACTGTGCTTGGGTAGAAGAAGCGCAGAGCTTATCACAGCGATCGCTTGACCTATTGCGTCCTACAATCCGTAAGCCAAGCAGTGAGCTATGGTTCACATGGAACCCGCGCAACAGCACTGATCCGATCGACGCACTGCTTCGTGGGCCTAATCTTCCACCAAGCGCAATCGTAAAAGAAGTAAACTTCCGCGACAACCCTTGGTTCCCTGACGTTCTCAAGGACGAAATGGAATACGATAGGGAGCGCGACCCTGATAAATACAAGCACGTTTGGCTGGGCTCATATCTAGGCAACAGCGAAGCACGTGTATTCCGCAACTGGACTGTTGAGGAGTTTGATGCGCCTGAAGACGCAACGCATCGCTTCGGCGCTGACTGGGGATTTGCTACAGACCCTACAGTCTTGGTTCGTTGCCACCTGATAGGCCGAAAGCTTTACGTTGATTACGAAGCTTACATGGTAGGCTGCGAGATCGTAAACACGCCAGACCTGTTTCTGACGATACCGGAATCAGAAAAGTGGCCTATCGTTGCCGATAACGCTCGACCCGAAACAATCAGCCACATGAAGAAGAATGGCTTTCCAAAGATTATGCCAGCCGTCAAAGGCCCTAAATCTGTAGAGGAAGGCATTGAGTGGCTGAAGAACTACGACATTGTAGTGCATCCGCGCTGTCAGCATACGATCGACGAGCTATCTCTTTACAGCTATAAAACAGACCCCTTGACAGGTAATATTATTCCTGTCTTGGAAGATAAGGATAATCATGTTATTGACGCATTGAGATATGCGTGCGAAGCTTTGCGTCGGGCAACACCAAAGGCGTCCGTTGAAGTAATGCCCATGCCGACATTGAATAGGTGGTAATGAATGGCTCGATTAACTAGAGACCAGCGTTTTGCAAACGTACACGCTAATGCGCTGGCAGAATTCGATCGCTGCCAGACAACTATGCGTGACGAACGCTTGCAGTGTTTGCAGGACAGACGCTTCTACTCTCTCGCTGGCGCACAATGGGAAGGCCCACTTGGTGAGCAGTTCGAGAACAAGCCGCGCTTTGAAGTAAACAAGATTGCTCTAAGCGTCATTCGTATCATCAATGAATATCGCAATAACCGCATTGGCGTTGACTTCGTATCCAAAGACGGGACTGAGAACGACAAGCTATCAGCAACCTGTAACGGTCTCTATCGTGCGGATGAACGTGACAGCGGTGCGGAAGAAGCTTACGACAACGCTTTTGAGGAAGCAGTAGGCGGTGGCTATGGTGCATGGCGCTTACGCACTGTGTATGAAGATGACGAAGACGATGAGAACGATCGCCAGCGCATCCGCATTGAACCTATATTTGACGCTGATAGCAGTGTCTTCTTCGACCTAGACGCCAAGCGCCAGGACAAAGCCGACGCTAGATATTGCTTTGTTATCTACAGCATGAGCTTCCAAGCTTACCGCGATGAGTTTAACGACGATCCAACCACATGGCCTAAAGACATTCAGCAGACAGAGTTTGATTGGTGCACGCCTGACGTTGTGTATGTTGCTGAATACTACCGCGTTGAAGAAGTGCGCGAGACTGTTCGCATCTTCACCACGATAGCAGGCGAAGAAGAACGCTACACGCAAGCTGACTTTGACGCTGACGAAACGCTTGAAGAAACTTTGGCAGCTGTCGGCACTATAGAGGTACGCCAGAAGCGCACTAAGCGCCGCAAGGTTCACAAGTATATCATGAGCGGTGGCGGCGTCCTTGAGGATGCTGGCTACATTGCTGGCAAGAACATCCCGATCGTTCCTGTCTACGGCAAGCGTTGGTTTGTTGATAACGTAGAGCGTTGCATGGGCCAAGTGCGCCTAGCGAAAGACCCGCAACGTCTAAAGAATATGCAGCTATCGAAGCTTGGCGAGATCAGCGCACTTTCATCCGTTGAAAAGCCAATCCTGTTGCCTGAGCAAGTTTCAGGTCATCAAGTGATGTGGGCGGAAGATAACCTACGCAACTATCCTTACCTCCTGGTCAATCCTATCACTGGCCCCAATGGCGAGACACAAGCTGCTGGGCCTGTTGCTTACACCAAGTCGCCACAGATTCCGCCAGCGATGGCTGCGCTGCTTGCTCTGACTGAGCAGGACATGGCTGAGATTCTTGGCAACAATCAGCAAGCTGAAAAGATGACTAGCAACATCAGCGGCAAGGCTGTTGAGCTAATCCAGACGCGCCTTGATATGCAGTCGTTCATCTACATGACCAACATGGCCAAGGCTGTGCGTCGCTGTGGCGAGATATGGCTGTCAATGGCTAAGGACATTTACGTAGAAGAAAAACGTAAGATGAAGACGATCGGCTCTATGGAGGAAATTGCCTCTGTTGAATTGATGAAGCCAATCATTGAAGAAGAAACTGGTGAACTTGTTTACGAGAACGACCTAAGTAATGCGACCTTTGACGTTGCTGTAGACGTAGGCCCATCGTTCAGCAGCCGACGCGATGCGACTGTCCGTGCGCTTACTGGCATGATGCAGGTAACAACTGACCCGCAAACACAGCAAGTCTTGCAGGCTATGGCTATCATGAACATGGACGGCGAAGGCATTGACGATGTTCGTGAATACTTCCGTAAGCAGCTTGTCCAGCTAGGCGTATTGCAGCCTACTGAAGAAGAACAGCAGCAGATGATGGAAGCGCAAGCTAATGTGCAGCAAGATGCACAGACCACTTACTTGCTTGCTGAAGCCGCTAAGTCACAGGCTCAAGCTATCCAAGCACAAGCTAACACTGAATATACATTGGCACGTTCGGAAGAAACGAAGGCCAAGACAGCAGAGACCATCTCAAACATCGACATTGACCAGCGCAAGTCGGCAATTGAGACTGCTGAAAAGATTGGGGAAGCACTGCGACCCCAGACGAATGCGGTTCCACCCACCGCGCAATTTGGGTGAGTTGATGGGGTAGTATATGAAAACGGCAGCAATGGAGAATGACGACGTACTAGACGCGATTGATATCGACACCACAGAAGACGAGCAATTTGACGATGAGAACTTTGCCATCGAAGATGCTCAAGATGATGACGAAGAAGGCGACGAAGACGAAGTTGTAATATCCATAGGTGAGGAATCGCCACCTCAAGAGGAAGAAGTTCGTGCGCCTGCGTGGGTGCGTGAATTGCGTAAATCCAATCGGGAAAAAGAACGGAAGATACGCGAACTGGAAGCAAAGCTAAATACGACAGCAACTGAGACCAAGCCAGTTGCATTAGTAAGTAAGCCAACGCTTGAAAGTTGCGACTATGATTCCGACGAGTACGAACAAAAGCTTGCTGACTGGTATGAGCATAAACGCGAATACGATGCAGCCGAAGCCAGTGTTGCAGCCCAGCGAGATGCTGAAGCTAAGGCATGGCAGGACAAGCTTGATTCCTATGCGAAGGCGAAGGCCTCGTTAAAGGTGCGGGACTATGACGAAGCTGAAGCTACGGCTTTAGATACGTTTGACGTAACGCAGCAAGGAATCGTTCTGCAAGGCTCTGACAATCCCGCATTGTTAATTTATGCAATCGGCAGAAACGCAAAGCGTGCAAAAGAACTTGCCTCAATTAATGACCCCGTAAAGTTTGCCTTTGCGGTAGCTAAACTGGAGACTCAGTTGAAAGTAACAAACCGTAAGGCAGCAACCTCACCAGAGCGCACCATCAATTCCGGTGGTGGCCGTTTATCTGGTGCTATCGACTCAACACTTGAACGCTTACGCGCCGAAGCTCTGAAGACCGGAGACTTGTCAAAGGTCATGGAATATAAGCGTCGTAAGAAATAAACTTAGTTAAAGGAATTAAATATGGCTAACGCTTTTTCGAAAGAAGAAATTGTTGCTTTTGAGGACATCCTTGAAGGCTTCAACGATGCTTTGATCCTGTCAAAGAACATCAACGTATACAACACCAACGGCGTAACGATGGAGCGCGCACGCGACACCATCTGGCGTCCACAACCTTACATCGCTCAGTCGTTCGACCGCGTTGTAGGTACTTCGATTGCGTCTGACGTTTCGACGATGACTCAGCTTTCTGTTCCATCGACTCTCGGTTTCAACAAGTGCTCTGCTTGGCAGATGAACGCACTGGAACTGCGTGACGCGTTGCAGGAAGGTCGTCTTGGCGATTCCGCAAAGCAAAAGCTTGCATCTGACATCAACCTTTCCGTTATGGATTTGGCTGCTGCTCAGGGTACGCTTGTTGTTCCAGTTGCAACTCCTGCTGGCGATTATGATGACGTTGCTCTCTGCGACAGCATCATGAACGAACAGGGCGTTATGGCTGGCGATCGCTACCTCGCATTGTCGAGCCGCGATTACAACGGCATGGCAGGCAACTTGGCAGTAGCGACTCGCTCGTTCACTGGCAACAAGTCGGCTAATGCATATGAGCGTTCGTTCGTCGGTGAAGTCGCAAGCTTCCAGACCTACAAGCTTGACTATGCAAACCGTTGCGCTGCTAACGCTGCGACTGTTACCATTGCTACCAATGGCGCTCAGGTTCGTTATGTTCCTCAGGCGACCACAAGCAGCACTGGCGGCATCTTGAACGTAGATAACCGCTATCAGACCGTCACTGTCTCCTCGACAACTGGCGTTGTTGCTGGCGATGCGTTCACGATCGATGGTATCGAAGCTGTTCACCACATCACGAAGCGTTCGACTGGCGAACTCAAGACGTTCCGCGTTATTGAAGTTGTCAACGGTACTACGATGGTTATCAGCCCACCAATCATCGGTGCGAACTCCTCGCCAACGGATGCTGAACTTCAGTATCAGAACGTTGATGTAGTAGCTACTTCGGCAACTGCTGACGTCAACTTCCTGAACGTTGCTGCTTCGAGCATCAACCCATTCTGGCGTAAGGATTCGATCGAGCTGTTGCCTGGTCGTTATGCTGTTCCAGATGGCGCTGGCGTTGACGTACTGCGTGCTGCTACGGATCAGGGTATCGAATTGGTCATGACCAAGAAGTTCGATCCACTGACCTTCCAGACGCTTTACACGCTGGACACACTGTATGGTGTTGTAATGACGAACCCAGAAATGGCTGGTATTCTTCTTTTCAACCAATCATAATAGAGATGGGGGAGGCTTCGGCTTCCCCCTACTTTTCGTAAAGGGAAATAAAGATGGCAAAGAAACCTACCAAAGCCGCCAAGAAGATCGCCAAAGTTATGGGTGAATACAAGGCTGGTAAGCTGCACGCTGGCGTTAATCCAAAAGGGCCAAAGAAAGCTCCTATGGCTAAGAACCCAAAGCAAGCTATTGCCATCGCTCTGTCTGAAGCAGGCATGAGCAAGAAGATGAAAAAGAAATGACCGACTTTCCAGCAATTCTATATCGTACACCAGGCCCATTCAAGAAGCCTCGTGGCGGCACATATGCTACCCGTCCCGCTGCGGACAAAGAGGCATTTGACGCATTGATTGCGAAGGGTTGGTTCGCATCATACGAAGAAGCCAAAGGCGGCAAGGTAGCTAAAGAGATTATTGAATCTGCGGAATCCTTTGAAGATGCGGTTGACGAAGTATCAGACGCAACCCGCGATGAGCTTGAGGACAAAGCAAAAGAACTAAATGTATCGTTTAATGCTCGCACTTCTGATAAGAAGCTAGCTGAACGCATTGCAACTGCGCTGGAGGAATAAATGGGTTATAGCAAGCGACAGTTCATATCCGCTGCCTTTGAAGAAATAGGCATGGCGGAATATGTGTTCGATCTACAGCCAGAGCAGCTACAGAGTGCGCTTAACCGCCTTGATGCTATGCTTGCTGAGTGGAACGCTAAAGGACTGCGCTTGGGCTATTCACTGCCTAGCAGCCCACAGGACAGCGATCTAGATGAGCCTACCTTTACGCCTGACAGCGCATGGGAAGCCATCATCACTAATCTCGCCATTCGTATTGCGCCTGGATATGGTAAAGCCGTGTCACCTGACACCAAGGTAACTGCTAAGGCTGCATACAACACACTGCTGCAAAGAGCTGCATTCCCGCTTGAGCAGCAGCTACCTGAAACAATGCCGACAGGTCAGGGCAATAAACCTTGGCGTTGGGATAATCCCTTCGTCCCTAGACCTATCGATCCTGTTGACGCTGGGCCTGATGGCCCCATTGAATGGAGTTAAATCATGCCTACAATTAACCAGCTTCCTACCGTTACTCAGGTATCAGGTGGAGATCAGTTCCCGCTTTATGTAACCAGCCAAGGTGATGCACGCCGTTGTTCTGTGACAACGATGATTACCTATATGCAAGCCAACTTCAGTAATGTTGTTGCAGCTACGGTTCAGACAACGCCTTCTACCTTTGCCCAGCTTCCAAATGCTGTTGGTAACACTGGTGCACGGGCTTTCATCACTGACGGAAGCACAACGACATTTGCTGCAACCGTTGCAGGCGGAGGCTCTAACTTCGTTCCTGTTTACAGCGACGGCATTGTGTGGAAAGTTGGCTAATGCCTAAGGACTCTCGATTGGAAAGGGCTGGCGTTTCGGGTTATAACAAACCTAAGCGCACGCCTAACCATCCGAAGAAGTCCCACATTGTTGTCGCTAAGGTAGGCGACAAGATAAAGACCATTCGATTTGGAGAGCAAGGCGCTAAGACCGCTGGATCGCCAAAGCAGGGTGAGTCTGAGGCGATGAAGAAAAAGCGCGCATCCTTCAAGGCTAGGCACGCAAAGAACATTGCTAAAGGTAAGATGTCTGCTGCCTTTTGGGCTGACGAGACTAAGTGGTGACAGATAGCGCAATTTACGCTAAGGAAACTAAAGGAGTTTATTATGGCTGATATTGAAACATTCGCACCCGCCTATGGTCGTGGCTTTGCAGTAGCACCTGGCGTTGCAACGGGAAGTTCATCTATACCTGTTAATACCCAAACACTTTGCATCACTAGCCGCAATTCGGTTGAGTGCTTTGTGCGCGTTGGGCCTTCTGGCGTTGAAGCAACAACTGCTGACTATCTTGTTCCGCCAAACGGTCAGGTCACCATCTCCAAGTTCCGTGACTATGATACGATCGCGTACATCGCTCCTGCTGGCGGTGGTTCGCTCCACATCATTCCAGGCGAAGGCTTCTAATGTTCCTGCTGACGCGCCTGCGCTCACGCCTTCGCTATTTCAATACAGGCGGAGGCCCAGTGTTGGGCGCTTTGCTTCAGCAAAATGGCGACTTTCTATTACTTGAGGATGGCGGCTACATCCTCCTCTAACTTTGTCGGATAAAACATGGTTCAAATTCCGATAGTCAATGGAATCTACACGGACAATGGGCCGGACTTTCGCACGTCCTATCCTGTCAATATGATTCCAGTGCCAAAGAGTAATGGTATTAGCGAAGGCTTCCTGCGTCCCGCTGATGGCTTGGTGGCCAACGGCACTGGCCCTGGCATCGATCGTGGCGGCATTAACTGGAACGGCATCTGTTATCGTGTGATGGGTTCCAAGCTTGTCACAGTATCCAGCACTGGCGCTATAACGGTTATAGGCGATGTTCAGAACAACGGAAAGCTGGTTACTCTAGATTATAGCTTTGACCTCTTGGCCATCGCTTCGAATGATAAGCTCTGGTATTACTCGCCTACTGGTGGCCTTGTGCAAGTCACCGATCCTGATCTTGGTATTGTTCTAGATGTCGTTTGGGTAGATGGCTACTTCATGACCACCGACGGAGAGTTTCTTGTCGTTACGGAACTAAGCGACCCGACACAGGTTAATCCCCTGAAGTATGGTTCGTCCGAAATTGACCCTGACCCTGTTGTTGCATTGCTCAAGCTACGCAATGAGATTTATGCGCTGAATCGGAATACCATCGAAGTCTATGATAACGTAGGCGGCGACTTGTTCCCATTCCAGCGCATTGAGGGCGCTCAGATTGAAAAGGGTGTTGTCGGCACTCATGCTTGCTGCGTATACCTTGAAAACATCGCCTACCTTGGTAGCGGCTTCAATGAAGCTCCTGGCGTTTATCTTGGCGCTAATGCCAAAGCGAATAAAATCAGCACGCAAGAGATAGATCAGATTCTGCTTGAGTTCACCGAAGAACAGCTTGCTACGGTTAAGATAGAGGCGCGTAATGACAGAGCGCACGAACATCTATATATTCACCTACCCGATCGCACGCTTGTGTTTGATGGCGCAGCCTCGCAAGACTTAGGCCAGCCAGTATGGTTTACCCTGACAAGCAGCTTGGTAGGTCTATCTAAGTACCGCGCACAGAACCTTGTATATTGTTATGATAGGTGGCTAGTAGGCGATCCAACAAGCACATCTGTCGGCTATATGGTCAACAATATCTCAACCCATTACGGACAAAAGGTGCGCTGGGAATTTGGCACGACAATCGTTTATAACGAAGGCCGTGGCGCGATCATTCAGAACCTTGAGCTTGTTGGCCTAACTGGCTCCGTTGCCTATGGTACAGACCCGACAATCAACACTAGCTATTCAACTGATGGCGAAACGTGGAGCCAGCAGAAGTTCATCAGCGCTGGAAAGACAGGGCAGCGTGCAAAGCGTTTGGTGTGGTTCCAGCAGGGTTGGATGCGTAACTGGCGCATACAGCGATTCCAAGGCACGTCAGACGCGCATATGTCGTTTGCTAGACTAGAGGCGGCAATTGAGCCGTTAGCCTACTGATGGCGACTCCTTCAAAACTAAGTTTGACACGCGATCAGTTGGCGTCATTCTTGCAAGATCATGAGCAGATCAAGCAGTTTGAAAAGCTATTTCAAGTGGTCAGCGATGAGGTGGCTCCATTCAGCGTTTCTGAAGCTACCATCTTGGCGGGTACGGCTGACGCTACTGCGAACGAAGCTTTATCTCAGATTGCCAGCCTTAGTGATGCGGTGGCTTATCAAGCTGTTTCCCCAGTTGCTGAGAACAATAATTCTATAACTACAGATTATATAGACTTCGATGGACATCCCCCGCACGTTAGTCGTGAAAGGCGCATGGCATGGAATGATGCAGATCGCACACTCGACCTTGGTATGGAATACGACGTTGTTCAGCAGATAGGTTTGGAAACTTATGCTCGCGTCCAGAACAACACTGGGGTGCTTATCCCTAACGGCACTGTCGTTGGTTTTACAGGTGCAGTCCCTGATAGCGCGTTATCGGTCGCACCATACTTAGCTAATGGCTCCACACCAACGCTCTATATTGTAGGCGTCATGACGCATGACCTGCCAGACACGGGGGAAAAGGGCTATTGCACCACCTTCGGTTTTGTCCGCGACTTAAATACCAGTGCATTTGCACTTGGTGATATCCTTTACGCATCTCCGACTGTCGCGGGTGGGTTCACAAACGTAAAACCTACAGCACCTAATAACGTCGTCCCTGTTGCGGCAGTGTTAAAGGTTGGTACAACAGACGGTATTATTTTCGTGCGACCCACTATTGAGCAACAGCTATACTATGGCGAGTTTACGAAAACAGATAGCCAAGCGCCAGCAGTCATCAATACTGCCTATGCGCTGACGTTTACTAATACCGAAATCGCAAGCGGCGTGTCGCTTGGAGCGCCTGCATCACGTGTCATCGTTGCCCAAGCTGGTTTCTATAATATTGCAACATCGGTGCAGATTACATCGACTAACTCTTCGCAGAAATCTATATGGGTTTGGCTACGCAAGAACGGTACGACAGACTTCCCTAATTCAGCCCGTGTCGCGTCGATTACACTTAACAATGGGTATTTGGTAGTGACGCTAAACGAGGTTGCTTCTCTTATTGCTGGGGACTACATCGAAGTTATGTATGCTGCTGACAGCACCAACATTAGCATTTCCACAGTCGCGGCAACAGCCTTTGCGCCAGCCGCACCTGCTGTTATACTAGCTGTAACACAGACAGAACAATAGGAGGGCCTCATGGCAGTCACCGTAAAGAACATCATCCCATCGAAAGAAGCCGAAGCAACGCAGACAACGCAATATACGGCTCTGAATGCTCGCTGCATTATTGATAAGTTCACTGCGACCAATACATCTATTGGCAATGAAAGCCTGAGTGTTAATCTAGTGACGTTTGGCGATACTCCTGGCGATGATAACTTAATCACGGATGCGCGTATGCTTGCGCCAAACGAAACATACACCTTCCCTGAATTGGTTGGTCAGGTTTTGGAATCCGGTTCATTCATTTCAACAATAGCAAGCGCAGCAAATTCACTTACTATTCGCGCTTCAGGTCGGGAGATCGTCTAATGAAAAAGCCCATGATTATGATTGAAGGCTTCGCTGGCCTGCGTGAGAGCGAACCATTCATCACTGCCGCTGAGAACAAGAAGAACACCAAGATCGTGATCGACGATTGGATGCTTGGCCCTGAAAAGCCTAGCAATGAGCGTGGCGCTAATCCTGAATACTGGATTGCTCTTGGTAAGGCTATGCAGTGTGATGAGACTGAGGCACGTCGCCGTCGCTGTTCACTTTGTGAGTACTATGACAACAGCACAATGACACAGGCAAAGATGGAAAATATCCCCTGGAACCAGTGGGATGTAGAAGCCGGATTCCGTGGCTATTGCACGAAATTTGATTTCATCTGTCATGATTTGCGCTCTTGTCAAGCGTTTGAAGAACGAGAGTTTGAATTTGAAGATTGATTGTGATATGGCTGAGACACCGAGCGTTTACGAGCAGCCGGTGGCTCTCCATTTTAAGAGATTAAAATGACAAATGATAACGCCAATTCCAATGCAGATTTAGCTTCTCAAGGAAGGGTTGTCTTGCCTGTTATTCGTCATGCCACATATGAAGATGCTGAACAGATTGCTGTGCTTGGTGCGATATTCCACGAAGAAGCATTTGGGGACGACATTCTAGAGTATGACATAGACGATTGCATACTTTCGCTTGAAGGCTTTATAGGTCAACCTAATTTCATTTGTATGGTTGCTGACGTTGGCGGAAGATTTGTTTCATTTGGTTCATTGATTCTTAGTCCAGTGTATTTTAATCACGCGCACATCTCTAGCGAGGAATTGTTTTGGTGGGCTGATCCTGATTGCAATTATCCTGGCATTGGCATGAAGTTGAAGAAGGCAATGGAAAAGGAGGCTAAGGATCGCGGCGCTCTTTCAATCCAAATGAAATCAGTTGATGCGCTTAATGGCGACAGAATGGCAAGGCTTTATATCCGTGACGGATACAAACCAAGTGAAAATACATTTATTAAAAGGCTAGTGTAATATGGCTATTGGAACAGCAGCAGCAATCGCTCTTGGCGTTGGCGCATTAGGCAGTGCGGGTATTGGTGCAATGTCAGCAAGCAAGGCTGGTAAGATACAAGCACAAGCTGCTGAGGCGGGAACGGCAGAGCAGCGGGCGGCGCGTGAAGAAATGCGACGATTGCTTGAGCCTTATGTTGCCGCTGGTAGCCCTGCTCTAGAAGCACAGATGGGTGCATTAGGTCTTCGAGGCGCAGAAGCCCAGCAAGCTTATGTATCAGAGCAAGAGCAAAGCCCCGCGTTTCAAGCATTGGCACGGCAGCAAGAAGAAGCCATCCTACAGAACGCTTCGGCAACCGGTGGGCTTCGTGGTGGCAATGTGCAAGGTGCTTTAGCTCAGTTCCGACCAGCACTACTTAACCAGTTCCTTGAGCAGCAATATAGTAAACTTGGCGGAATGACAGCACTTGGTCAGCAATCGGCGGCTGGCGTTGGAACGGCTGGTATGCAATCTGCTGGTGCTATTGCCGATCTATTAGGACAAGCTGGTGCTGCAAGGGCTGGTTCTGCACTGGGTGTTGGTCAGGCTCTAAGTGGGCCATTCAATCTATTGTCAACGCTGGGCGGTATGTCTGCTTCTAAATCTATGGGCTACGCTCCACCTCCTAAAGTAGGTTTCTAAAAATGGTTCAACCCTTCGATTATACACTGAAAACGCCATCAACCACAGAATCATTTTTGGCGGGTGTTCAGTCATATCAAAATCAGCAGAAGGCAATCGCTGCACAGACTGCCGCTCAAGCGGAACAGGACAAAGTTAACCGCGCAAAAAACTTTTCTCTAAAAGCTCAGCAAGTTGCTAAAGACCCAAAGCCTGAAAATCTGTCAGCATTATACGCAGAATTTCCAGAGTACGGCGCTGACTTAGATAGATTTGGGAAAAGCTTAGCCGCAAGTGATAAGCGCACATATGGTTCAGTTTTGCAGAATGCTATTATTGCAAAGGATAGCAATAAAACGCCAGAAGAAATTGCAGCAATTTATACAAGCGGCGCTGAGGCGGCAAGAAACTCTAATCGCACAGACATCGCAGACAAATTTGATGCGGCTGCGAAGATGGCGCTCAATCCCAATATGAATGACAACTTCGCTGCACGTTCATTGTATAATGCGATTGATCCTGAAGGCTACAAATTGATTGCTGATAGTGCAGTTAAACTGGACACTTCTACGATTAAAGAACTTGTGGCTGAAGGCTTTGTTCCAGGGACGCCAGAATTTAAAGCAGCTCTAACAAGAGAACGCACAAAGGTTACAACAACACTTCCAGGTGGTGGTTTCTATAGCGGAAGCGAAGAAGGATTGACTAGAATTTTAGGTGGTCAGCCAGCGCCAACCAATGTGCAAAAAGGGCCACCGCGCCAACCGACTACCAAGGAAGAATTTGATAAGTTACCACCAGGCGCAATCTTCATTGATCCAAATGGGGTAACTCGTGAAAAGCCAGGAGGTCAGACGGCTACTCCGTCTGGTAACTTTCGCTGATGGTAGTAAAGTGATTGGCGAGCTATTCCCTAATGCACGAATTACGTCTGGTTATCGGGGGCCAAACGATCCTCTATCTAAAAAGAATCCGCAATCGTATCACGCTAAAACAGCAGGAGCAGTAGATATCGCTCCGATACCTGGGATGACATTTAAGGAATACATTTCTGGCATTAAAAATGCTGGTTATAAAATTATTGAGGCACGCGATGAGGTGAAGAACCCATCAAGATTTGCTACTGGCCCTCACTGGCACGTTGTGATTGGAAATTAATATGGCTACTCAAGAAAATTGGTGGGAAGGTTCCCCCGTTGTCGCAAAGCCTAATAAGGCGCAGCAAGTGGATGGTGGCGTCTATGTGCCTCCTACTAAGACGCCTGAGCAAATTGCTGAAGAAGGGCGTAAAACTCGTGGGGCAGAGATAGAGGAAGAGCGCCTTGACATTACTAAGCGCGCAGAATTGGCGGGTATTGAAGACACAAAGCGCAAAGGCTTCCTTGATCTGGTCACAAAATATGAAGGTGACCCAGCGGTACAAAGCTATAAAAAAGTGTTGCCGATATTTAACACTATGCTGTCGGTAGCTAGCCGCCCTAATCCAAGCAAGGCTGATGATAATCTGCTTGTTACATATTATAGCAAAATCAAAGACCCAACAACTGGCGTTCTTGGTGGAGAATATGAAACAGCAAAAAATGTGCAAACTGCATATGATAAAGCTTTAGTTGATCTTAAGGGATTATACGACCCTGAAACTGGGTTTGTATCACCTGCTGCGCGTAAGCAATTTATTCGTGCAACAAATGACTTGATGGCATCTGAGCGTCAAGCATATAAAACATCACGTAATCGCTTTACGCAACTTGCCACAGACCCGACTTTTGGTCTGAACCCAGATGCCGTTATTGGGGAAGATTTTGCCAATACATATGCTGACCAGATAAAATCAAAATACCTCACTGTTATGGGTGAAGAACCTGCTGAAACAGCTGGCGGCGTTCCTGTACTTAAAGTTGCAGAAGGCGATAAGTTCTCAACTGATGAAGATATTGCTATTGCTAGCGAGCTTCAGGGGATGTGGGCTGCGGGCAGAACACTTGATGAAGTTAATGCCAAGGCTATAGAGTTGACTGGAGGGAACCCTCTTAGCCAAGAAACCATGAAAGCATTAACCGAAGATACAGCCCGTCAGATTAGATTCACCCCTAATCGTTCAGGCATACGCGAACCATCTGCTCCTGGAATGGGAACTGCTGCGGGAGCGGCTGCAATTCGTGGATACACTAGCAATCTTGGGGAGGAAATTCTTTCTGGATTTTCACCAGAGGCTGCGGCTAAACTTCAGGCGGCTGGTGAATACGGGATGGAGAATTATCCTATAACATCGATGCTTGCTGAAATACCAAGCAGTGTGTTTTCACCAGTAAATAAGCTAACCAAGTTTATTCCTGGTGGCCCAGTAGTACGAGACATCTTTGAAGGTGTCACTTATGGTGCTGGCGAAGGACGTCCTGACGCTAGTGCTTTAGAGCGTGCAAAAACTGCTGCTGCTGGCGGCATATTGCAATCAGGTTTCGGCGCTGCTGCTCGACGCTTTATGCCAGGTGGCGCAACACCAGAAGCTACTGGCATACCTGAAGGCGAGTTTGTTAATGTCACAGGCGAAGTTCCTGCTGGAATGGCCCCTGAAATGCCTATGGGTGCAGCACCAGCGCCATCAGCCGTACCTACTGGTGCGCCTGCTGGTATGGCTGCGCCTACTGCTGGCATGGCTCCACCAATCGCTAGTGAAGCGGCAACTGATGTAGCTGCTGAAATTGGCCGAGATGAAATAACCGCTATTGCTCGTAAAGCTGTTAGTCGTGGCCCTGGAGCATCAAAAGCTCGCGCTGAACTTGCCGCACTTGCAAAGATTGACCCTGAAGCACAGGCTGCGGCGGATCGCCTTGGCATTGAATTGCCTGTTGATGTTCTTGGCGAGAATGCGCAGTTGCAAAGACTTACAGGTTTAGAACGCGCACAGATAGGTTCGGACGTAGAAACTGCGTGGCGCAAGACTTATGATGCAGCTGCTGAACGCGCCTATACGGTGATGGATGAACTTGAGGCCGTGAAAGATATTTCGGGGCTTTCCAAAAACGTATTTGATAAACTTGAGACTGCAAATAAAGGTCTTGAGGTTCAAGCTGATGATCTGCGGAAGCAAGTCAATGAAGCTATCGATGTAAGCGGCAGAGTCGATGCAACTGCAATCAGAACATATCTACAAGATCAGATACAAAAATTAGGCGGTGGCAAAGAAGGTTTGGCCGGACTTTCCTCAGAGGAGAAAAAGCTCTGGGCGATGGTGTCTAAGGGCAATCCAACATATGAAGCACTAGATAGTAAACGCGCCGAAATTGGTCGAGCGATGACTAAAAATGCTGGGCCTTGGGTGGATTCAAGCGAACGACGCATAAAAGATATTTATGCCAAGCTTGCTGACGATCAGATGGGCTTTATCGAGTCCAGTGCTGGCAGAGAGGTTGCAGATAAGCAACGTGCTGCAAATACGCTGTTCAAGCAAATGTATGATGGACGGGGGCAAATGCAGGAGATTTTTGGGCGGAATCTGTCCAAAGACCTTGGGCCTCTTATAACGACAGCCATTACTCAAGGTGGTAAAGGCGGCGTAGAAGCTATCAATAAATTGCTTACAAATATTCCAGAGAATATGCGTGGGACAGTTTTGACATCAGGATTATTCGGCACAGCCACAGGCGCAAACGGAAGATTCAGCTTCACAAACTTTGCAAACACCTACAGCAAACTGCGTGAACAAGGCCAGGTTTTCAATCAGTTTGCCAAGGCTATTGGCCCTGAAGGTGTAAATCTGTTAAATGACTTTAATGCTATTTCTCGACGCATAGCTGATGCAGAAGCTAATATAAGCAAAACAGGTGCGTCTACGCAGTTAAATGCACTTAATGCCGAAAACCTTTTGCTGAAGATTGTTAAGGGGCTTGGTAGTGCTGGTGCTGCGGCTGGTGCAGCAAACGTCATGGGCGCAGATTTGCTTATGACTGCTGGGACTGTGATTGCTGCTGCTGGTGGCCCTGCATTGGCTCAAAAGTTTGTTGGCAAAAGTAATGCTGAGAAACTTCACGCGCTTATGAAAAGCGACAACTTCCGTGAGCTTGCCATTAGTGCAGCAACAGGTGAAGGCGTAGATCGCAATATTAACCGTGTTGCTGGCAGCAAAGAGTTCCGCGATTACGCAAAATTAGTTGGCATTGACATGAAGGATGCTCGTGATTGGTTGAACTCTGCTATATCTAAAGGCGCGACAATTGCTGGCACTGAGGCTGTAGGTTCTAAGCCAGCCGAAGCACCAACAGTAGAAATGCCACAATGACCTTTCGCTGCAACATAATTTCGGCTATAAGCCCAAAGACGCAAGGGATTAAGTTCTAATGGCACTTACTCAAGTTACCGGCCCTTACCCAATATTTACCGATCTAGACGGCACGCCGCTGGATGACGGCTACCTGTATATCGGTGAGATTAACCAAGACCCTGAACAGAATCCGATTCAGGTATTCTTCGACGCTAACCTTACAATCCCAGCTACTCAGCCAATCCGCACAAGCAACGGCTATGCCTATCGTAACGGCACGCCAGCCCTGCTTTACACTGGTGGCGAGTTCTCGATCACAATCCGCAACAAGCGCCAAGAATTTGTTCTCTACAGTCCTGTAGGCTATGGTTTCGATCCTGCGGCTGTATCTGCTTCCGTTGTCAAGAATGACTTTACTGGCGATGGCGTTGAGGTTGACTTCACGCTGTCGGCATCTCCAAGCACTATCTTGGCAACCAATGTATTTATCAATGGCGTCTATCAGGAAAAGGATAGCTACAGCCTTCTAGGTAATGTGATTACGTTCTCTGTTGCTCCACCGCTCAGTTCGAGCATTGAGGTAATGACAAACGAAACTGGCGTAATTAACGCTGGCAACGCAACAGCAATCACTTACACACTGACAGCACCTAACGCTGTTCAGCAGAACGTTCAAACAAGACTAGAGCAATACGTTTCAGTTGTAGATTTCGGTGCCGTAGGCGATGGCGTGACAGACGATACAGCAGCTATCCAAGCCGCTATTGACTTTGGCTCACCCATATATTTTCCAGAGCCAGCTTCATTCTACAAAATCACATCTGCGTTAGACATAACTGTTCCATTCAGTGCAGGGTTGTATCACGTTTTTGGTGGTGTCGGGGCTGTCACATTAAACGCTCCTGCTTATCCAGATTGGTTCGGGCTTGGCGTTGACGGTTTAACTGGCGGCGCAGCTTTTAACAAAGCCGCGTTAGCAGGAACGTCAGTGCGTCTAGCGAATACACTCTACAACATCCGCGATGAACGCTTGATCTCTGCAGTAAGCATTTACGGCGATGGAGCAGATTCACGGCTGAACCTTGTCGCGGATATATCCACAGCAGCACCTCCTGTTTTCGCTGATGCGTTTCTAACGATTACGAATAACAAGGACGCACCGCTAGACTTTCATAATTTCCAACTGACAACTTTGACAGCAAACGGCGCTGTGCTTGCGAACGTCTTTTTGCTGTATGAAGTTGACAGCGTATCCATTTTTAACGTGCGGATTTACAATACCTACTACAATGTCGGTGGCGTCGGTATGTTAAGGGTAACTGGCTCTGTTGGCGATAGCTCTAACTCGTCTAAGATAAAAATTCTTAGCTGCGATATTGAAAGCACGCAGGAAGCTGAAGGCATTGGCTTAACTGGCGTAACTGCGGCAAACATTTCTGGCAACAGGCTGTATATTGTTGCTGACGATGGCATTGGAATACACGGAGCGTTGGACACAGCTACTGCTGCATCTTTCAATACTGATATTTCAATCACGGGCAACGTTGTATATGCTGGTGGCCGCTGTGTGCTTTTGGACGGTGAAAGCGAAAACATTAACATCACTGGAAATGTGTTTACGGATATAGGAACCGTGACGCACAATATGTTTTTGACGCAGAATCCTCTGACGGCTGTAAACGTGTCTAATACACCAAAAAAGGTTCTGCTTGCAGATAACTTGTTCATAAGCAATTCTTCGACATACGAAGCAGCAGCGATTGCGTTGACCTGCGGCGATGCAATTACAATCAGCAACAACAAAATTGAAGACGCAAATCAGTTACTCACGGCGTTCGACATAACACCATACGGTTTAAAAACTGGCGTGCAGTTGACGCTTACAAATGTCGTTATCGACGGAAACGTCATGAACAACGTCAAAAACGGTATTTCGTTTAATGACGGTTCGGCTGGCTATACTCCGCAAGCGTTGACCATATCCAATAACGTGATGAGCGGCGTTTTGGCACGGCAAATTGGTGGTTCTGCAACCCCAGTGATTGCGGATGATTGGAAGGTTTCAGGCAACAACACTGGCCTTGAACCTTATGGTATTGCATGGACATCCAGTTTGACTGGCCTTTTCATAACAGATGACGGCACGAATAACTGGAATTTGGCACGTAACGTATATGATCCTAACGTATTTACGCAGACATGGTTAGCTGGTCAGAGAATTTCACGGCTTGATCCTATTGTATCAGGAGGGTTTTTGCTTTCAGGTTGGGTCTGCACGGCAAACGGAAATCCAGGAACTTGGGTTGTAGTGAAAACACCAACCCCGTAAGAAGGAATTATTAAGATGGCTGACAAGAAAATATCTGCGCTTACTGGAGCAAGTACCCCTCTTGCGGGGTCTGAAGTGTTGCCGATTGTGCAGGGTGGATCAACTGTAAAAGTTTCCGTTGACAACCTGACTGCTGGAAAATCTGTGTCGGCTTCCGCCTTCGTACCTACAGGCTCTACAGTGCCTGCTAACGGTATGTATTTGGATACCACTAACTCGGTCAGCATTGCAAACAACAGCGCCAAAACCGCAACCATAAGGTCTGGCGGCATTATGGGTCTTGGGACTACTCCACAGTCTTGGTATCTTCCTGGCGACGTAATCAGCGCCCAGCAAATCGGCGCAAACACCGTAACTATGTCTTTGTTTGGCAACCAATCGCATTTTGGTAGCAACTTCTACCTCAAGACAGGGACGGGCAACGACACCTACATTAACACTGGCGTAGCCATGCGGTATCGTCAGGACGGTGGGGCGCACGTATTTGAGTCGGCCCCATCAGGTACTGCGGGCAATACAATAACATTTACGCCTTTAGCTACTGTCGCCGCTAACGGAAACTTTACGGTACACACCAACAACCTCGTAATTGGCACTGCTGGCAAAGGCATCGACTTCAGCGCAAACCCCAGCGCACCGGGCATGACCAGCGAATTGCTAAATCACTATGAGGAAGGCACATGGACACCCAGCCAAGGTAGCGGCCTTACCGTTGTGGGGGCCTTCAGTTCAAATGGCCGTTACACACGGGTTGGGCGCTTGGTAACAGTATCTGGAACCGTTATAGGCGCTACCTCAATAGCTGTTTCAGCGATAGGCCAAATTTGCGATAACTTGCCGTTTGTCAAAGCCGGAGCATCTGTATCTACAGGCACTGCGCTTTCATCATCTCTTACAACCAGTGGCGTTGCAGCCGCTGGGGGAGCCATCCTGTATTCATTGACTGCTCTTAGCGGCGGCACTCAAATTTTATTCGCGCTAACATACGAAGTTGCATAAGGAAATATCATGTCATTAACTAAAGCAACATATTCCATGATCGAAGGCGCGGTATTAAACGTGCAGGATTTTGGTGCTACGGGCGATGGCACGACCAACGACACGGCTGCTATTCAAGCGGCTATTGCATTTGCAGAAGCCAGCGCGACACCGCCATCGGCTGCCCCCGGCGTAGTAACCATATATTTTCCTTTTGGCTTTTACTCAATTAACGCTGCGCTGATCGTCACTAAAAGCATTTCTTTTTTTGGCGAAGGCCATTCGGAGTATTCTTCAGGCGCACGGATCATTCAGAACACAGCGGCTACAGACAACTTTACTGTACAGCCGATTGCAGCGGGTTGCTCTGTCTCATGGGATAACCTAACGCTCATCGCTAACGGCAACGGCGGCACTAACGGCAACTGTATAAACATTACCAAAACAACCGCTACGTGCAACTCTGTGCGTATCCGTGGGTGTACGTTTGGCACACCACAAACCCTTGCTATCAGATTGCAAAGTTCAGATGACATAATCATTGATGGTAACTTGTTTGATGTGTCAGCCGTTAACTGCATTGCATTGGGGACAGCTACAGCAGGCGATGTGGTAAATAACTGCTCTATTACAAACAACGCCTTTTTCCAAATCGGGCAAAAATCAATCGATCTGTACAATGTTGTAGGATTGTTAATTTCCAACAACCGCGTATACCCAAGCGCACCCGGCGCTGCAAAGATGACGCTGTTCATAGATGGCGTAAATACCCTTCCATATCAGATAAAAAATGTCGTTGTTAACGGAAATCGGATCGACAATGTCGAGTCATTGGCGCAGTTAAAAGACCCAGAAAACTTTATTTTTTCAAGCAACACTTGCACCGCGCTTGGTGCTAGTACTGGGTCTGCGTTTTCAGCTATCGAACTGACCGGAACTGCTTGCAACGGTGTCAGCATAAACGGAAACATTTTCTCTGGAACTTTTGACACTAAGAATTTTTACAACGACGCGGGCGCTACCGTTGTCAACGCTAATATTGCGGCCAACACTTTTGTAAATGCTGGCGGCGCGGGTCAAGCGTTGGCCGTTGCCAACTCGACGGGCAGTATTTTGCAAAACAAAATGACCAGCTTCACTACAAATTCTGTCGGTCAGCAGTGGTATACTACTGGCAACGCTATCAGCCCCGGCACGTTAAGTTCGTTGGCAACATACACCTATACTGCAACGGTAACTGGGGCTAGACAAGGTGATAAGGTAACATTAACGCCTTCCAGCACAACTTGGCCTGCGCCAGCAGGGATCGTAGTGACATCGTTTATTTCCGCGTCCAACACAGTATCCATTCAATACACAAATGTCACCGGAAGCCCCATAGGTGTTCCGGCGCATGACTTTGGTATTTTAGTGACGCGCTAACAAGATTGCCAGACTGCATCAAATGACTAAGGTATAAGCTGTGAACCAAGAGAATGTTCTAACCGTCAAAATAGATATGCTTCACAGCGACGTCGTTGATATGAAGACCGCGTTGAGCGAATTATCTAAGGCAATCACTAAGCTGGCGCTCGTTGAAGAACGCCAAGCGCAAACGGCTGACGCAATGGAACGTGCATTTAAAGCTATCGGCAAGATTGAAGATCGTATTTCCGCATTGGAGATTGCTGCGCCTAAAACCAAAGAGACAAACGCCTGGGTGGATAGATTCATCTTAGGTCTTGTGATGGCGGTTATGGGCTTCGTGGGAACTAAATTGGGAATGCTATGAGAGCATTGCTTCCTAGCTGGCTTGAAGCCGCCAATAAGTTTGACGGGCTGCGTGAAGTGCAAGGCCCAAAGCACAATGGCATTATTCTTGGCTGGCTTGAGAAGCTAAATGCTTGGTGGAAAGATGACGAGACTCCTTGGTGCGGCGTATTTGTGGCACACTGTATGCAAGAGGCTGGGTTGCCTTTTCCCAAATATTATATGCGTGCAAAGGCATGGGCTGATTATGGCTCATTGCTGCGCCGCGATCGACTAGCGCCTGGAGCAATCTTGGTCTTTGATCGCGCTGGTGGCGGTCATGTTGGCTTTTATGTTGGCGAGGACGCTGGGCATTATTTTGTACTTGGCGGAAATCAAGGTAATGCTGTAAATGTCATGAAGCTAGGCAAGACACGATTAGTGGCTTCACGATGGCCTAAGGGTGAACCTGTAATTGGAAAGCCTGTATATATGAAGGGTGGGAAAGTTTCCACCAATGAGGTGTAAAGGAAAATGAAATGAAGAAAGAACAAATATTCGGAATCGTTCGTACCGTTGCTGCTGCTGCCTTCGGCTATATGGCAGGCAAAGGTCTGATTGACGGCGCAACTGTCGATCTATTGGCTGGCGCTGTAGCAACGATCGGCGTTGCAATCTGGTCGTTTGTCAGCAAGCAACCTGTAGAAGCACCTGCTGAATAATGAAGTTTCTGGCGGCTTTACTGGGTATCATCGACAAGCTGTTGGGAGCTTGGGCGGAACACCGTTGGAAGCAGCAAGGTCGCCAGGAAACTATCAAGGAAATAAATGAGGCCATCAATGAGCAAATTGCATTGGGTGAAGCTGCCATCATTACTCCTGACGTTGAGCGCACTGAGCGGCTGCGCTACCGTTTCGACCGTTCCCGCAAATAGCTATTGCGCTATTGCGAAACCTATCACCTATGACGCAAAGCAAGACACCCCTGAAACTGTGGCGGAAATAGAGCTGCACAATAGCGTCTTGATTTGCTTATGCGAGGATGATTGCCCGAAAGGCAGCTAAATGGGAATTCCATTAAAAATTGATGAAGCGTTGCTTGTATACGCTACTCCCCGTCAACGCGAAGTGTTAGAAGCAGTCAACTTGCATGGAAGCGCACTAGCTGCGTCAATTGCGTTAGGCATTAATAAAGGCGCTGCCAGCGATGCCTATAACGCAGTCATAAAGAAAGCTGCTCGATCTGGTTACTCACCGGAGCATGACTTCACCCGCCCCGTGCCAGATGGATATGTAGCTAAGGGCGTCAGCACCTATTACAACAAGGAAGGCAAACCATCCGGACAATGGGTTAAGGCATCACTTAGCCATCAAGCTCTTGTAGACGCCATGCGAGAGGCTATTGATGGCTTCAAGGATGAAATACAGCCAACTAGTGCTATCATTGCCCCAGCACGCTCTGAGGAGCATCTGTGCAACCTTTACACGTTCACTGATTACCACCTTGGAATGCTGGCGTGGAATCAGGAAGGTGGGAGCGATTGGAATATATCGCTGGCAGAGAAAACAATCATTGCGGCTCTGGCTCAGATGATCGAGCAAAGCCCAAAGGCGCACACGGCAGTAATCAACATTCAGGGCGACTTTCTGCACACTGATGGCAAGACGCCAGTAACGCCAGCCAGCAAACACGTTCTAGACGCTGACAGCCGATTCCCTAAGATACGACGTGCAGCAATCCGAATCATTCGATTACTGGTTACAATGTCTTTGCAACGCCATCAGGAAGTTCAGTTGATTATAGCTGAAGGCAATCACGATGAGGAAAGCGCGGGATGGTTGGCTGATCTATTTGCTGTGCATTACGAGGAAGAACCCCGCGTAATCGTCAACGATAGCGTCTTGCCATTCTATGTCCTTGAGTGGGGTAATACCATGCTTGGCATTCATCATGGCCATAAAGTCAAGAACGAGTCCCTACCGCTGTTGTTTGCAGCACAATTCCCACAAGAATGGGGCAGGACTACCAGGCGTGAGATACATTGTGGACATCGCCACCACAGGGACGAGAAAGAATATAATGGCGTTACGGTTGTTCAGCATCCTACTCTAGCTGCTAGGGATGCGTATGCCGCAAGAGGCGGCTGGATTGCCGATCGTGCAGCCTGGGCTATAACCTACCACAAGAAATACGGCGCAGTTGGTCGCGTAATGATTACCACGGAAATGCTAGAGGTGATTTAGCAAGCGCACAAACAATCTCAATAGCCCTTGCTGACGTAATGCTTTTCCATTCGCACCACGATCCGCAGGCACATTCGTCTTCCTCAAATGCAAAGCAATCACACTTCTTGGCATCGGCCTCTAACGCATTGGCAGCGGCTTTGATGCCAGCGTCATAACCTGACTGCCATTCGGATGCTGGATCGCTCATTGCCCCTTCTCCCGTATCTCAAAGCCACGCGCTTCCAGTGCGGCGCGGAGCCATGCGGCTTCATCGGTGATAACTTCTTCGGCCGGCTCAATAAAGCGACGACGAAGCATCTTATCCAATACCTCCGCCAACGGATCAGGCTTGGGCTTGGGGATGATGAAGCGTTCCAATGGCTCACCGCCATCCTCTGCAACCAAATGTTCCCCAAAATAATCCACCACCGCATCGCTCACCTCTTGCTTAAAGGCTTCGTGCTGTTCGATGGCGAGGCATAGTGCAATGTGGCGCGCAGTGTATTCAGTGGCGATTGGATATTCGCGCCGTACCTCATCCAGCAGCGCCAAGGCTTTTGCTTCAATGCTATCGTCCAATAGCTGACCACCCGAGCGGCTCCCGTCGGTGTGGATTTTGCCGTATGGATCATCTCGTATCATCATGCCTCCATCGCAGTGACATTTGTGGATTAGGTAGGCAGGTGCGCTTGGGTATCGCGCCCCGCATTTGTTGCATGTACTCATGTCGGTCATTTGCTTTGCTCCTGTTCCTTGCGGCGCTCTGCGAACGTCTTTCCGTCTGCACCGCGCAAAGGCCATGCGCTGTCTGATGATACGCGGTGCTTCTTGCCCATAGGGGCTGCTTGTTGTGGCTTAATCATCTCAAACGCCCTTTTCAGTTACAAACATAATTACAACTGCAACTGACCATATGACGACCAGCCAGAATTGAGTTTTGGAAATTTTATTCATAATCTACTCCCTAAATGGCGGGGCTTGGCCCCTTGGTTGATGCCCTCTTTTAAAAAGGCTCAAACTGTATGTAAAGCGTTTTTTTCATTACGCATAAAAAAAGGCGGGCCGCGCAATGCAAACCCGCCCTTTTCCTTATACTAGCAACCGTTCTGGAATTTGTAATATCCAGCCGTGTTTGATTGCTGTGTCCACAAAACGATCTTTATCCAATGCGTGCTGCCCTGTTGTAAGCTGGGCCTTCAGCAGTGACTTGCTGGCATTTGCTATTGACTCATTTTGATGCCGACTGAGCCATTCCATGCGGCTGCAACTAGGTTTGGCTCTGCGCCTATGATCTAAATTCAATCTTGAACCTCGCGTCATGTTTGCTCCTACCTTTTATTGTTGGTGAATTTTCACCTGTCCTACTTTTACAATATGCAATGAATTTAGGCATATTTAGGTTTTCCTTTTGCGTTCCCCATTTTAGATTTTCAGGGCGATTGTTCAGCGCATCTTCGTCAAGATGGATAACAACAGCTTTAGGAAATGGAGCTACGCCGTGGAAGGCTTCGCAAACTAAACGATGAATTTTTAAATTGCCTCTTTTTCTATGAAAAAAACCATAATATTCATGTCTTGCAGTTTTAGACGCCCTTCTTTTGCTTCCATATGTCGGAAGTGGTGTATATGTTCTCCATCCGCCTTTTGGCGTTTGAGCAATGCCCTCAGGTAAAATGACTCGTCCCCAAGATGATGCCATCATTCCAGGTTGCGAAGGTATAGGTTTCCATGTTTCTTTTTCCATACCATTCGCAATCCTTTAGAATTGATACGTTGTCAATTCTAAAACGGCACGGAGTCCTCCAAATCATCATCAAACGTGGTATGCTGATTTTGACTATGCACCTGGCTTAAACCAGCTTCCGATCGTGGCGCTGTATCAATACTGCCAACGCGCACATTGAATTGCGGTTTGCCTTCGTATTCATCATGCGTGAGTTCGCCTGATACAAAGACCTTCGTGCCTTTCTTGATACTGCCAGCAAATGCCTCCGCTGCCTTGCCCCATAAGCTGCAACGATACCAAACGCTGCCAGCATCTTTGCCGAATCCATTTTTAACGCCTACGTTGAAGCTTAGAACCTTGCTGTCGCGTGTGTCGCGCAATTCAGCGTCCTTGCCTACGTTTCCTGATATTGTGATTAATTGCATAAATATTCTCCTATAGTCCCAAAGCGGTCAAGTATGTGTCGAGTATGGCTTGATATTCCGCACGTTCATTTGATTCCATTGCCCGAAGGCGGATCACTGCACGGACAATTTTTGCATCGTAACCATGCATTTTTGTTTCACTGTAAACTTCACGGATGTCATCGCTGATGCCTTTCTTATCTTCGTTCAGGCGTTCGATACGCTCAATCAAAAGACGAAGCTGTTCACTGTGTGGTTCACTCATATTCTTCACTCCATTTTACATTGTGTTGCGCCCCATACGAATACACAAACTCAATTAAATCTGACATCTGGGCCTTAGTTAGCTTTGATGTTTTAAAGCCTATGGGGAAAGGCTGATCGTTAAGGCCCATTGTGAACATCACTTCATGCCCCAATGCTGCCATAAAAATGCACTTCCAAACTTCTGGTATGTGTCGCCTTTCTTCTGGTGCTGCTCGACTAATGTCTGACAGCATGGCCCACATCTTTGCATTCTGGTCATCTGAGCGTTTGGCTTGGCTGATCTTAACAACTGCATCCTGTGGAGCCTTGTCAATCAACTGGTGAGCCAATCGCCTTTGATACTCACCGCGAAGCCAAACTGTTTGCGTCATTGGCTTTGAGCCTCTTTAATCTCACGCGCCTTTGGGCTTTCTTTGCAGAATGCTTCAATCAAGGCCTCAATGTCGATGCCTTTCCAGAATGTCTGCTCACCAACTGTATGCTGCTGAGCGTGATGAGTGCGGCACAATGGGACTACTCGCCAATCATCTGGCTTTTGTCCCATCCCTGCCCCGCTACCATAGCGAACATGGGCGCATTCGATAGGCATATCTTGGCAACCATTGATAGAGCAATGGAACGATCGAATGAAGTTTAGATGACTTGGTGAGCGCCAGCGCAATGAACGCTTTGGCTTCTTGGCAATGCGACTAGGCAGCATCTTCAAGTTCCAAGCTATACTCAGCGATGTAAGCGGACTCACCCCAACGATTAACCACCTCGACCTTTTGGGTGTTAATCTTATGCCCAGCCTTTCGCAGATCATTAATCCGCGATGCCAAGCGATAGATGCCCAAATCATTCCATGCTGTCATTGGGCGAATAGGCCCAACGGTGTTCAAGTGATCTAAAATTCTGTCGTTCTGTGACATTATTGGTCTCCTAGTTTTGATAACGCTTTTACGTCTTCATCAACTTCTACAAGAAATGCGGCAACCTCTGATTCCAAAATTGCCAGCATATCGTTGTCGCGCTCCACTCGCTGAATGTAAAGCGAAAGATGGTCTGGCATACGTGGATCAAAGCTTACAAAGTCGCACCATTGCCGATCGGCACAAGCCATCTGCCATTGCATTTGGAGTATATATTTGTGCGCGATTTGTTTAGTTTTGAGCACTTCTATATGTGTGGCAGAATTAGGGCACTTAATCTCAATGCAGCCATCATCGCCTACAAGGCCATCAGGGCTTGCGTGAGAGCCAATAATGGTTGGGTGCTTATATAGCCCTACCTCAGTCACATCATTGCCTGTAACGAAGCTGTAAGCGGTTCTGGCGTCTTCTTCTTTCTCCTGCCCCCAGATCATAGCGGAACTTGCAAATCCGTCCTCCTGTTGGCCTGTTAGCCTTTCAACCACAAGCTTGGCACGAAGGTTAGCGCGTGACGCTCCCCAGCCAGATTTTGTCTTGGCTAGGGCGTCTGCCAGTTGGGATGCGCCAAGGCTCCCACAACGTGCTGCATACCATTCGGCACTGCGTTGTATGATTGCTGCGTCTGTCATGCTTCGATCTTCTTTTCTAGAGCAGCCTTAACCACATCAAAGCGGGTTTCCGGCAATTCCTTCAGTGCGCTGATTTTGTAATGCTTGCAGAGCAACGCTAAGTCTGTGCGAGTGTAATCGACCAGCTTTTGCAATTCCGCAAATTGTTCGTCACTGATAAACTTAACCCGTGGCGCTGGTTCGCTCTTACCTGTCGTTGCATCCAGTGCGTCATGTTCGACAATGCAAAGGGCTGCTGTCCAGAGGTAGCGGGTTGAGTATGTCTCACACGCGCCAATGTTCTGTATCTCGTGACAGCCTTTAAGATTGGCTGAACCCATTGGGCTATGAATGATGACTTGGCTACCATCTTCGACATCGACAATGTGCATGGTCGCGGTAGTTTCCGAAAAACTGATAACAGCGCACAGACCAACATCGTTAAAGATGCGGAGGGCTGGAATCACAAAGTCGGCAAGCTCAAAATATTTATATCCAGCAAACGTATTGTGACCGGACTTTTTGAGCGGCAATGCGTGGAAGGCAATCCGCGCTTCGTTAAGCTTTTTATGTACTGGCATTGTGGTATCTCCTTTTATTTGCCAAACCCCTTGTAACTAATCCGCATAAGATTAAAAGCGTTTTTTATCCACAATCGAAAGAAAGTTTAAAATGACCAATGTAGACCAAGCAATTGCAGAGTTTTACGACCTTGCCAGGGCGCACAAGATCAGGGCTTACCAGATAGCAAACGAGGCTGGCTTGACCCGCGTTACCTTGTCTAACTGGAAAAGCAAACGCAACGAACCGACTCTTGGAGCTTGGCTCCTGGCTAACGAGGCACTGCAACGCCTAGTGGATCAGAAAATTAAAGCATGAAACGCTTTAATAAGTATCGCGCCATTAAAACGCAGTGTGTTGCTGGCCATACTCATGACAGTAAAAAGGAATCCATTAGATGCAATGAGCTACATGAGTTGCAGGCAGCTGGTGAAATTAGTGATTTAATCGCTCATCCGCAATTCTGGTTTGTGATTAACGGCAAGCAGATCAAACACGATAATGGAAGGCGTGTTGGGGTAAAGCTTGACTTTCAATATAAGGATAAGCATAATCGGATGATATGCGAAGATGTTAAGCCTCAAAGCCGAATGGCTATTAGCCGCGATTGGCCATTGAGGAAGGCAATCTTCAAAGCATTGTTTGAGGATTATGATTTGTATGAAACGTGAACACCCCACTATAACCGAATTATTAAACAGAACGAAATTGATAAATGATTGCCGCGAATGGTCTAGTAAGCGCACTAGGGCTGGTTACGGCAGACTTCACATTAATGGCGTAGAAACATATGCTCATCGGGCTATGATGGTTGCTTTAACAGGTAAACCAGTACCAGATGGTTTGTGTGTGCTGCATTCATGCGATAATAAATGCTGTATTAATCCTCATCATCTGAGGATCGGTACACATGCAGAAAATATGCAAGATGCCAAAGAGCGTGGCAGGTTTCACGGGCCTCCAAAGGGATCGTGGTCTGGCACAAAAAATCCAAAATCCGTCTTATCTTTGGATGATCGCAACAAGATTATTGAGCTTTTGAAAATGGGAAAAAGTGCAACTGAGGTTTCGGAAATGTTTCCTGTCACGCAAGCAAGGTGCGGGCAAATAAGAAAAGAAGAAGGAATTCCTTTAATACGATCAAGGCGATGCAAAACTGTCGCCAAATAAAAAAATGGGCAGTGCGACCGAGAAAGCCCAATCCAAACACTGCCCAGTTCGTTTCGGTAAGGAGTACCAATCCGCGCAAGATACGCTGATAGCATATGTCAGGTCAATCACTTGCAAAAATTCTCTTTTACAAGGCCGCGTTTTCGATTATAGGAGAGCGAGCGGGGAGTGCCCAAGAGAGGACAGGCACTCAACCCGCTCTAACAACGCCTAGCAGAAGGAGGCATCGCTGTAATGAGTAATACACGCCACAGAACCATCACGCAAGATATTGCGTCATGAGTATCAAATTAATGACAGCAGTATGGGATAGGGAAGACCTATCATCCACACAAAAGCTTGTCCTTCTGTCTTTAGCAGATTGGGCAAACGATGAAGGGCTATGCTGGCCTTCCATTGAACGATTAGCCATTAAGACCAGTATGGCTGGCAGATCGGTTCAGCGTATCATTCGTGACTTAGAATCTATGGGCTTTGTTAGGCGCGATGAAGTGCTTGGCAAAGGGAATCGTTATTGGATTTCGATACCCCTGACACAGTGTCACCCCTGTCCCAGTGTCACCCCACCCC